ATCTGTTGACAAACTATTGTACAAATGGTATACTTATATCAGAAACAAGGAAAGAGAGAAAGGAGAACAAAATTATGGCAAGAAAGAGAATGGTAACAAGAACAGTAGAACAGACAACAGCACAGGTTATGACACTTGACGTCACAACAGCAGAAGTACAGGTACGTACTTATGACATTGGCGGAAAATACACTGATGAAGAGTTATTAAAGAAACTACAGAAACTTTTCCAAACTGACACCCTCAAACTAGTACACGTTGAATCACAGACTTGCAAAGAGGTATTACTTGGCATGGATGAGGAAGATTTTATCAGACTTGCAAAAGTATTACCGCCACGTACAGCAAATAAAAACGAGGACTAGAGGCAACCCTAGTACCTCACTAAAGGAGTGATAATATGCTATCAATAAATGAGCAAGAAATTCTTGTTGATGATTTACAAGAAGTAGAGACAAAACTATTAAATCTTAGCGAACAACTAGGTTTAGATGATGAACTAAACAGAGCGTGGTACATTGTCTATAAACGCTTACAAAAGGAGAAAGAGAAAGAAGCGAAAATGAAATCTGAAAATTAAATCATTGTTAAAAATTTCACGAAAGTACCAAAACTAGGGTGCGTGATAGGCACGATTATAGTTTCGACACTATACACCCTTTAGTGTACAAATGTACACACGAACCTTTACAACAAAATAAAGAGAACAGAAAAGGAGAATGTTATCATGGAAAGAATTTTCACAAATGCACTCAAAAAACAGTTAAAACAACGTATAAAAGGAGATTTATCTGTACACGTGGTTGATGACACACTAATTGTTGATATTCGACCAGTAGATTGTTGGACTTGGCATTACACCATTAACAATTTAGCTGTACAAATGTCAACAGGTTTATCAAGTAGAATTGTAGCAGATGTTATTGTTAAACAGTACAAGAAATATATTCTATCTGAACATTTTTACTCAAAATAATTCAAAGAAAGTGTTGACTTTTCAAGTACATTGTGTTACAATAAAATAGTAACAAAGATAAATAACAGTTACGTTGCCAGAGTGGTGTACTCATTTAACAGTACACCCTCACCCCTCTGGACGGTGCAACACTTGGTAAGTTGCCTAGTGACAATGTGTTACAACATTTGTCTGGTCAGCACTAGATTATAGGTTCAAGTCCTATACCGTCCACTGGTACAATAATGTACCTAAACTATAAACAAACCAAAGCCAGAAAGGAGAACAAAAATTATGGCAAGAGTACCTATGGTAACAAGAACAATCGTAGCAACAAAAGCAAATGTAATGTGTCTGGACGTACAGGCAGGCGAACCGTGTAACAAGGTTGTTACAGTACCACGCACCTACAAGGATGATGAAGCACTGATGAAGAAAGTTCGTCCGTTGATTGAAACGGAGACACTCAAAGCGGTACACATTGTAGACAAGGAAGAAATTGAAACTCTGTACGGAATGACAGAGCAGGAATTTATCCAGTACGCAAAAGTGCTTCCGCCTAGAAACGGTGTAAACAGTGAAGAAGCAGGCAATGAATAACACATCAGCAGGTAAAATCTAAAACAGCAAACACAACAAAATATTTAATTAAAAGGAGAACAATACCATGCTTAAAATTAAAGAAATGAGCAGAGAGTTCAATGAAGTAGAGCAGTACCTTATGACAATCGCACCGTCAATCGTTTCAATGAAAGATGTTGAGGACGGAGAACATATCACAGTTGACGGAGTTCTTATGTTTGAGGACGTCAAAGAGGACAGCGGTGAGGTTGTCGAAGTAATGTCAATCATTACACCGGAAAAGAAGGTATACAGTTGCCAGTCGGCTACGTTCAAGAGAAGTATCAAAGATATTTCAAACATTATGAAAGGTAATCCGTTTACTGTTATCAAGACTTCTGGTAAAACCAAATCCAATCGTGATTACATTAACTGCGTACTGGACGTTGAAAGACTTGTATAAGTTCAGAGTGTAACAGTTAATAAATAGGGGAGGCACTCTTAGTACCATACTAGAGTGTCTCTCCTATTTCATTTATAGGGGTGAACGCTATGGCAAAAAGACGCAAACAAACACCTGCGGAACGTTCCTATTCTAAACAAGTTAAGCGTATCAAACAGTTTATAAGTAGAGCAGAAAAACGTGGGTATCAATTTAGTGAAGATGTGTTACCACAAAGACCTAAACGTGTAACACAAGCAAGTGTGCGAAAACTTGCAAAATTAACTCCTGAGAAGTTGTACCAGAAAGCAGTATACGGTGGTTTAGCAACAGATGGAGAAATAGTACCTGCAACAGAGGGTGTAAAGTTGGAACGCTCTTTGAGAGCAAAGAAAGCGGCAGAAACTAGAAAATACAGACTAGCAGAGCCAGTACAAGAACCAACCAATACACCTGGTTTTGTTCCACCAGAGAACATATCAGAAGATGTATCATTTTTTGACGCTGTTGTTATCAGTGGTTTTAAGGCTCATGTGAGACAGTTTAATGAACACGCTAGTAATTTATTACTTTCATGGTTAGAAAGAATATTAGCAACAAATGACGCACATGATGTAGCAACAATGTTAAACGACGGTGCAGAAGCAGGTTTGATTGTAACATATCAGATAGTATATTCACAAGATAAGCTAACACAGTATATGTCTGAAATGTTAAACTATTTACCAGAAGCAGGACCACTGTTTAAGGCTAAAATGATGGACGCAATGGAACAGGAAGAAGATTTTAGTAGTCCACTATGAGAGTAAAAAAGTATCGTTACTTCATGTGCGACTTTGAGACAACTGTTTACAAAGGACAGGTAAACACAGAAGTATGGGCTAGTGCGTCCGTTGAATTGTTCACAGAAGATGTAAACATATTTCATAGCATTGGAGAACAGTTCGATTATTTTCTAGCACAGAAATGCAACATAGTAGCGTACTATCATAACTTGAAATTTGATGGTGCATTTTGGTTATCGTATTTGTTAGTTGATAAGGGTTTTAAGCAAGCATATAAAAAGGTAGGAGATAACGAAAATGATGTAGAATGGTTACCAGAAAAATACATGGAAAATAAATCATTCAAGTATAGCATATCTGATAAAGGTATGTGGTACAGCATTATTATAAAAGTCAACAATCACTTTATTGAGATAAGAGACTCATTAAAACTACTACCATTCAGTGTAAAACGTATCGGAGAAAGTTTTGGTACGAAGCATAAGAAACTTGATATGGAGTACACTGGTTTTAGGTATGCAGGTTGTACTATAACAGACGAAGAAAGAAAGTACATAGCTAATGACGTTCTTGTAGTTAAAGAAGCTTTAGAAATAATGTTCCAACAAGGGCACAACAAATTGACAATAGGTTCATGTTGTTTGGAAGAATATAAGTCAATATGTAAGTCCTCAACAAAGAACGCTCTTGATTACAACGAAATGTTTCCAGATGTGTACGCTATGACGATTGACGAGAAAGCACACAGATACCCAAACGCAGGAGAGTATATCCGTAAATCATATAGGGGTGGTTGGTGCTATCTAGTAAAGGGTAAAGAGAACAAGATATTTACAAAAGGAACTACAGCAGATGTTAATTCTTTGTACCCTAGTATGATGAGTAGTGAAAGTGGAAATAGGTATCCCATTGGTGTACCAAGATTTTGGAAAGGGAATTTTATTCCAGACGTCGCACTTGATGAAGATAAGTATTACTTTGTTAGAGTTAAGACAAGGTTCTACATTAAACCAGATAAGCTACCATTTATACAAATAAAATCGTCATTATTGTACAAAGGTACAGAAGCACTTGAAACGTCTGATGTGTACGACAAAAGGACAGGAGAATATTACACACATTATACAGATAAAGACGGTAACATTCACGACACTAGAGTAGAGTTAGTTTTAACAATGACTGACTATGAGTTATTGAAAGAACACTACGAACTTGTTGACTTTGAGATATTAGATGGTTGTTGGTTTTATAGTGAAATAGGTATCTTTGACGAGTACATTGATAAGTATAAGAAAATTAAATTGGAAAGCAAAGGTGCGTTGCGTGAGTTGGCAAAGTTGTTCCTTAACAATTTGTACGGTAAAATGGCAAGTAGTATGGATAGTAGTTTTAAACTTGCTTATGTAAAAGAGGATAAAACCATAGGTTTCTTACCAGTTGCAGAAGCAAACAAGAAGCCTGGGTACATACCAGTTGGTTCAGCTATCACAAGTTACGCAAGAAACTTCACTATTAGAGCCGCACAGAAGAATTATCATGGTAAATACAAGAGAGGTTTTATATATGCAGATACAGACAGCATACATTGTGACCTTGAACCAGAAGAAATTGTTGGAATTAAGGTACACGATAAAGACTTCTGTTGTTGGAAACTAGAAAGCTGTTGGGATGTAGCAGTTTTCACAAGACAAAAGACTTACATTGAACACGTTGTTAAAGAAGATTTGAAACCTATTGATACACCGTATAACAATATTAAGTGTGCAGGTATGCCACAGAAATGTAAAGACTTATTTCAAACATCACTTGACGGAACGGCAGACATTAGTGGGTACACAGATAAAACAACAAATGTGTTTAAAGAATGGACAGAAGATGAAAAAGAGTTCTTATTTGAAAAGGAAACTGGTAAACCAATAAAGAGAAATCTTAGTGACTTTAGAGTAGGACTAAAAGTGCCAGGAAAATTAAGACCAAAGAGAATACGTGGCGGTATCCTACTTATAGACACACCGTATGAAATGAGGTAAATTATGGAAGTTAAAACTATTAACATTAAATATGTAAAAGATGGAATGGAAAAGATTGAAATTCTTAGTGGTGGAGATTGGATTGACTTACGCATATCAGAGGACGTTACACTTAAAGCAGGTGAGTTCAAACTTATTCCGTTAGGTGTTGCAATGATGTTACCAAAAGGTTATGAAGCATTGGTTATACCTAGAAGTTCAACATTTAAGAAGTATGGCATCATTCAAGCAAACAGTATTGGTTTAATTGATGAAACATATTGCGGCAACAATGATGAATGGAAGTTTCCGGCATACGCTACAAGAGATATTGAGATACCAAAGAACACTAGAATATGCCAGTTTAGAATTATTAAACATCAGCCGTCTGTTGACATTATTGAAGTAACAGAATTATCAGAAGTAAACCGTGGTGGTTTTGGTTCAACAGGAGAAAAATAATGAAGTATTTTAAGTTAAATGATATGAAATGTAAATGCGGAAATGATGAATTTTTCTTTAGACATAAGAAAATGCACATTGGTGCGTATTGTTCAAAATGTGGTAGGTGGTTAAAATGGGTGAATAATTCAGAACAAAACATAAGTGATTTATTCTTTGAGCAATTTAATAAATAATAAGAACAGCAGGGGCGAACTAAGTTCGTATCCCTGCTGTTCTATTTATATCTTTAACTCATGTACCAAACAAAGCGTTCAGCGAAAACGACAAGCGGCGTAGGCACTATCGTTTCAAGTGTGCTATCCTACCCGTTCATTGGTGGACACATGAGAAGATACCTAAAAGTTATCAACACTTTCCACACACTAATGTGGATAACCTAGTAACTTAATGCACTAAGTACCGCTTCTTTACATCTCATATCCTTAAATCTGAACGCACCACGTTCAAATAAATATCTAAGGTTTGACAAAAAGAAGTCATTTCTTTTTAACATAACATAGTTCACTTCATGGTCTGCTGTTGTTACTGTTATTTTAGTCTTAAATGTAACATCTGGTTTATCATCACAATAGATAAAACCGTCCTCTGTAAATTCTCTTAAACCAAAATCAGTACCTTTGTATTTTAGTGTACAAATATATCGGTTCTTACCAGTTGGTTTATCAACAAAACTTTTGTTATCATTAAGATAAACACATTCACTACTATAAGCAACATAAGCGTTCTTTGCAAAAGCTCTATTAAATCCACTACTTTTCTGTTCCTCACTTGCACTATATATAAAACCTTGTTCAAGCACAAAACCGTCTCCACGTAGGAACTTGGTATCATCTTTAAGCCTAGCACTTATTCCCATTTCAACATAGTACGGGTTTATAATACTTACTGGATTACTAAGCATATAAACTGGAACATATCTAACCTGTTCTCCTTGTCCTCTAGCAATAGAAGTATGAACACTAAGTAACTTCTTAACTTCATCATTACAATAGTGATTAGTTTCACTCTGAAATTCATCAAATATCATACGCATAATATCTGAAAATAAGTGACTATATTTTTTAATCTGGTCTGCACTGTTAAGACTCAAAGCATAACCACAACTTTTTTCATCTAAGAACAATTCATGAAAGATACCACTTGCTCTACGTTTACTTGTCATTTCATGCCCTTTAAAGAACAAACTACCTAAATCTTTATAGAACTTATCAACAACATCATCAAGTTCATAGTTGTACCTATAAATAAGTCCAAACTTCTCACCTTTATCTAAAAATCTATTGATACATAATCTACCAAAATATGTTGTCTTACCACCAGTACGATTAGTAGTACACATATAAATCTCTGGTTTGTTACCATTTATGTCTAACATAGACAAAAGTTTAGTACCGTCATAATACTTACCCACGTTATAATCACTTCCTTTCATATTATATTATAACATACCTATTGCAATTTGTCTAGTAATATGATATAATAAATATAAATGAACAAGGAAAGGAGTGAAAAGAATGGAACAGTTTTACCCAATAATTATTGCACTGGTTTTCAATGCTTTAGACCTCATTACTGGTATCATAACAGCGGTTAAAAACAAAGACATTAAATCAGCAAAATTGCGTGACGGTCTTTTCAAAAAGATAGGCATCATGTTATGTTACTTTGTAGCTTGGTTAGTTGACACACATGGTGCTAGAATAGGTTTTCAGATTGGAATATCAATTCTTCCTATAATTATTCTATATGTGTGTACAACTGAATTGGTGTCTATACTTGAAAACATTTGCAAGATTAATCCAGACATTCTGCCGGAAAAACTGTTGGAACTATTTCACATTTACGAGATTAAAAAGGAGGACTAAATTATGGCTAACATTATGAAAGCGGTTCAGTTCATGATTGATACTGCAAACGATAACAAACACGGCTATGACCAAACGCACAGAAATGGACCAGATTATGACTGTTCTTCTCTTGTTGGAACTGCACTTCATGAAGCAGGTTTTAATGTGTCACCGTATTCATGGACTGGTAATCTGGAAGCACAGTTGCGTAAAGCAGGTTTTGTTGATTGTAAAGCACCATGGTTGCCTGGTGACGTACATCTAAAGACACAGCATCATGTTGTAATGAGTATATCAAACAGACAGATTGCTCACGCTTCAATCAATGAAAAAGGAACGGTAACTGATGGTAAAACTGGTGACCAGACTGGAAAGGAAATCTGTATCAGAGATTATTACGAGTATTCTGGTGGCTGGGATGTACACCTTAGATACGCAGGACAAAACGTAGAAGTTACACCAGACGTATCAGTTGATACAGTTGCAAGGGAAGTAATTTCAGGTAAATGGGGTAACGGAGATACCCGCAAAAAGCTTATTACAGAAGCAGGATATGATTACAACACCGTACAGGCAAAAGTAAACGATATTTTGTCTGGAAAAGAGTTAAAATCTAACGGAGAAATTGCAAGAGAAGTAATTTCAGGCAAGTGGGGAAATGGTGATACAAGAAAGCAGAAACTTACCGCCGCAGGTTATAACTATTCTGCTATTCAGAAACTTGTAAACCAGATGTTAGCATAAGTGTAACCTATGCCAGACATAAATCGTGCATATTCATGGGCGATTGAAACGTGTAATGCACCTAATATTGGTTATTCACAATCATATCGTAACGCACAAACAGTTAGCGGTATAACATACTACGATTGTTCTTCATTTATAAACTATGCGTTACTAGCAGGTGGTTTTGAAACACCCTCTTATGCACCAAACGGAAATGCATTTACCACTTATTCAGAAGCGTCCGAACTTTTGCGCTTAGGTTTTACAGAAGTTGACGCAAGTGCTGAGTACCTAGCAGGAGATATAGGTCTATCAAGTGGGCACACTGAAATGTGCTATCGTGGTGGAAGTGGTAAAGGTGTTTTTATGGGAGCGCATACTGATAACGCTCCACTTGCTAATCAAGTTAGTATAGGTTCAAGTGGTGGAAATCCAGACTATGAGCGTTCCTTTCCTAGACTGTTTAGATACGGAGATGGTGGTGCAACTGGTTACGGTGCAAGTGCTTATGTAATTGCAGCTTTAGCAGGTAATGCTTGGAGAGAAAGTCACATAAACCCTACACTTTCTCAAATAGGTGGTGGTGCTTTTGGTTTATTTCAATGGGACGGTACAAGACGTGACGCACTAATAACATGGTTGAGTGAAAATGGTTATGAAGATACAAGTCCAAACGGACAAATGCAATATTTAGTTGTAGAGGGCGATTGGATGGGTACATTTGACGGAATATCTTCATTAACAGAATTTCTATCATCTAGTTCAACTAATGTTGCATCATTAACAGAAGCGTTTTGCACT